CGGAAGTAGTGATCGCTACTCTCCGCCGGCGCCCGAGGGCTGTATTGGCCTCGGCAGGCTGAAACGTATTCCCCGGAATCACGCTTTTTTTCCGTGCTGAAATGAAATTCTCATCATGGCGGCACATGGCTCTATTTGCCTGATGTCAGCCAGTAACGCATGCAGCTCTTGAGGAGTCTGAAGGTGCCGATTAGGGACCTTCAAGACTCTCGATAGAGCTGCATTGCGCTCTGGCGCTGAAATCCCATGCCTCGAACTTCGTCCGGTGTGCTCCGGTATTTCCGTGCGGATGCCTGACAGGCGGCACATCGCTTTACTCCTTTATGATATTTACAGGTAAATACCAGTCCGGGATGGGATTCACCGGTTGATAGACCGGTGAATCCGAGATGGGACTGGTTATGCGACCTGTAATATTGAATTTCCTGTCCCGCATCCGCCTGCCGTGTGCCCGGCGTGAGTTACAATGAGGCCACCAATGTATTGTACGCCCCTCGGCTGGTTACAAACGCCCTGTGCATACATCCGATCGTGAGATAGCCGTCGATCCTGCCTCCGGCCTTGGTGCGGTTGGCCTTCACGTTACGGCCGCGGCCCCGGACGATGCAGCCCTCCGCCTTGGTCGGGACGTATCCCAGCCCGCCGAGTTTGCGCCTGCCCGTCTGAATGGCCCGCAGACAGTCCATCACGAACCTGTTCAGCTCGTCGATGTCGCGCTTCACGTTGCACACCGGCAATATCTGCGTCGCCCAACTGAACTCACCGTCGCCCTTGTAGAGGTAGCGGTTCACGGCGTTGACGGCTTTGGCGAGCGTCGTACGACGTTGTTTGATTGTGCGATGCTCGATCTCCTTCTGGAAGGTCTTGATGCGGCTCGAAGAGAGCGAGATTTGGCTCCCCCGGATGCTGAAACCGAGGAACTTGAACCAGCGGTCGGCCGTCAGGTACTCCACCTTCTTGGGGTTGAGCTTCATGCTCATCGCTTCGAGCCGCCGTTCCAGTACGCTCATCGCCCGCTGGTAGTCCTCTCCGATAAAGAGCATGTCGTCCGAATAGCGGACATAGTAGCCGTTCATTCGGGAGAGTTCTTCGTCCAGATCGTAGAGCAGCACATTGGCCAGCCAGCTCGCTACGGCGCATCCCTGTTTGAGAGACTGGTAGTGGTTTTGCAGTTCGTTGTGCTCGTCGAAGTAGAGGTCACAGTGGTAGTATTTGCGGAGTACGTCGATGAGAGCCGAGTGGCCGTATTTGGCTTCGACCTTATCGAACGCCGCATCGACGAAGGCGATCGGCACGCTGTCGAAATACTTGCTTAGATCGGCTTTCCAGCCCATGTAGCCAGCTTTCGCGGCTTCCACGATCCGGCCGCTGACCTCGCGGACGACCTTGCCGCAGCCGATGCCCCGCTGGTAGGATTTGCACGCAGGGTGGATCATTTCGGGCATCAGGTCGAACAGCAGGTCGTTGGCAATGCCCAGCACCACGCGGTCGATGGGTTCGTTCACATAGACCGTGCGGTACTCGCCGTTCTCCTTTGGGATCTGAGCGGTATGCGGCGGAGAGATCGCATAACTGCCTTGCATCATGGCGTCGGCCATGGCAAGTCGCGTATGCTCGTCGGTCAGCCGTAGAAGTTGGTCTTTGCGGATGTCCTTATCCACTCCTTTGTCAATGGCACGTTCCCAGCGGCCTATGTCAAAGAACATGCGTAAGATTTTGTCTTCCATGGTTCAGAATATTTCATTAAGTGCTTCATACAGTTGATAGACCATCTCCTCGGCAGCCTCCATGTCGCTAACGATATCCTTGATGTGATATGGGGCGCCGTTTTGACCATGGCCGTCCGGGCCGATCCACAGATAGGCTTCCTCGTCGACGTCGAAGCTCTCGTAATACCGTTTGACCTCTTCGATCAGTATCGCCGGATTGCCGTCAGTCATCGTGGCCGAGAAGTTGAAGTCCTGACCAGCGGGTGTGAATTGAGAGAACTCGAACTGAATACCTCCCTCTTCCGTTTCGTCGGTACTGACACTCCATCCGTGCTGCTCCGCCTCGAACACGATCTTTTGGATGCTTTCGTCTGAAGAGATTCTGTCTTCCATCGTTCGGATATTTAAGATGTTATTTTGCTGTTTATCTGTTATCAGTATCGACACCTACCTCAAAACCATAGAACATGGCGTAGCTTGTAGCGCGGTCTTCATCGGTCCAGTCGGCGAAATATTTGCGCCACGTAAGACCACATTTCGTGTGGCGCTCGGTGATGCGAACGATTGCCATCTCGTCGCCGCAGAAGTCGAAGCGGGCGAGAACCTCGCTCGCGATGGTTTGGCGGTTATTGTCGCGCCAGTTGTCCTGCTCCCACGACGGCAGCTCCGGCGGAAGATGGGGTGCGAACCAACGCCAGAAGTCGGACGTGTCAAGCAGGCGGGCCGGCTTACCCGCAAAGTCGTTCCATGCCTCGTGGCAAGCTTCCTGCAACGTGGGGAAGCCTACGGGGAAACGCCCCTTGTCGTTGCCCACGCGCAGGTGTTCCTCCCATTTATGGTTGCAGAGGATGAGCGTCGCCTCGTCGGAGACTTCGAAGCTCGGCTCGAAGAACTCGCCGCTGGCGATGCGCCACGAGCCACCGGGGCCCGATGTGTCGCGGAGAATAAAGCAGGGCTGTTTCTGATTGTCCTCGGGAAATATCTCCCAGAACTCACGACAATAGCCTTCATCGTCGTGGTGAAATTGTATCTTCAGTTCTTTCTTTTTCATCGGTTTTGTTTTTTTTGAGGTCTGGTCGTCGAACTGCGCCTGATGCTCCGGGCATAACTTGACGTAATACTTTCTTTCGGCCTGCCGGCGCTGGTAACTCTCGTCGCTTTCATCGGGCCTGCGCGGGGTTTGCCCGCAGGCGAAATGCTCCACGAGTACGCATCCGCAGGCGTGGGTGATCTCGATCGATGTACTAAGGGTTTCGATTTTCGCCCCTTCTTTGGGCACGGCGTCGCTTTCGATGAAGCGGACCTTATCCAGTGTGTCCATAGTTTTCGTAAATTAAGGTAATGGGATGTCGTTGATGCCTATTTCCCGCTGGGATAAGACCATTTTGTCGAGCTGCTCATGCGGTACGCCGCGTCGCTCCAGATACTCGCGGAACACCTGCGGCGTGGCGCTGTCGAAGACGATGAACCGCCCCGACGAATAGGCGAAGGGAATAACGCCGGCCATGAAGAGGCTGGCAAGGCTCTGCGGAGCATTGTCGATGACAAGAACCAGCCGCTCCGGCGTCTTCTCTACCTCCTTTCCGGCATATTTCGGATTGTCGCGCAGTCTGTTCCCGTCGTAGAGCTCGCAGGCGCGCTCCACGACAAGACGGCGGTTTGCAGGGCTTAATTCGGCGTAGAAATGTTCGGCAGCACCGCCGCGGAAGGTCCGGTAGAGATAGTCCCATTTCTCCCAGAAATGTCTGAACTGCGAGCCAAAAACCGCATCACACTCTTCTTTGCTCCAAGCATTCCACATGTAATAAAAGAAGCTGGAGACGATCTTTTCCTGTTTTCGGGCTGTCATATCTGTTGCAGTTTTTCGAGAATCTCCGGCAGCAATACTTCTTCGGTGTAGAACTCGTCGTGCGTATATTCGCCCTGTGCGATGTATTTGAAGCCTCCGTCGGAACCTATCAGTAGCCTGTGGCAGTCCAGACTGCCGTTAAGCTGCTCCTCTTCATCCAGATTTTCTTCGTTCAGCTCCTCTTTGCCTATCTCCACGAAGGCCCAGCGCAGCTCACCCAGCAACTCGTCGATGTCGGGTAGGTCGTGCCGGGACGTATCATAGAAATCGACCGCCCAGTCATGGAAACTCAGTCCCCGGAACGAGCTGTCGCCTACAAAAGACCGGGCTGCTTCGAGCCGCCGGAGCTGGTTTTGTTTCCATTCTTCCGAAAGCGTGATGATCGCAAAGTCGCACGAATCCCATTCGCTGTCCGTGTGCGCCCTGACCAGAATATGAGAGGTCGGTTTGTCGGATAATTGCATGATGTTGAATTTTAATCCGTTGTCAAAATGTGAATTCCACCCAAACGACCCGATCCCCGCGAAGTAGTCGTTCGTGGTTCACGTCGTCGAAGCGGTGAGTGCTGTACTTTTTGGCCTCGCGGCTATACTCGCCGCGTACCCATACCGGGGCCGTGTCGCTGGGCGTAAGGCGGAAAAACTCGCCACGTTTGAGCAAGCGTATCGTTTTTGTCTGCATCGTGTAATTGAGTGTATTTGATAAGAAATAGTCTCAACTAAGCGGAATCGGTTGTAAAAAGGGCATAAAAAACACGGCCTTTTCGGCCGTGCTTCATTTTCCCGCTGTATATTGTTAGGTATGGGTCTGCCAAAGGTCGTCGCGGTTCTCTGTCCATGCGCAAGACTGGTCGGGCGAGCCGTGGTAGAGCAACCCGCCGTTCATGATGAGCTGCCCGTCGGGACTGTACAGTCTGAATCCGAAACTGTAAGGCGCGAAATCGCTGTGCAGATGGAGCGTGCGCCCGTCTCTCTCCCAACTTTGGAGCTTGTCGAGACACTCTTGCAGGGATTTGTCTCCAAGCGTCGCAGCGTATTCCTGCGCTTCGCGGAGCCGCTCTTCGCATTTGATTATCATAGAGAATGATTTTAGGTGATGTAACAAAAAAACGACCCGCATCGACGGGCCGCTCTGGTTCGTAAGTTAAGTAAGTATGCCTACCGCTTCCAGCGGAATATTACGGAGTTTTCCTTGCCTCCGCGCGTGTATAGGAAGTCGTGGCGCTCGATGCCGTCGAGATATTTCATCGCAGGATCCTGCAAATGTGTCGTGAGACTTCCGATCATGTAGTACGCCTCCACCTTGCGGGCGATCTTCAGGTTGTCCACGCCATATTGATTACCGGAATCCATACCGGGCCGCCACTTATGTGTGATGTAGCTGCCGATGACCACCTGCGGGCGGTATCGCTTTACCGCCTCGTGTGCATCCAGTTCAATGATGTCCGCGGGATAGCGGATCGTGGGTTGCCGCATCAGGTCATAATATGCCTTGACTTCGGGCCACGACTGCATCTTGTTGTCGGTCGTGGGTATGCCGAGCGCACGGCCTATTACGCCCATGCCGGCCCCGATTTCGATGGCGCGCTTTCCGGCAATGATACCCGCGAGGTATGCGATCAGTTCGGTCGTAGGCATTGTGTAGAGTCCGTACTTGTGCAGGAACATCCGAAGCTGCTCGAAACCGCACTCTTCGACCATTTTCGAGGGTATGGGCCGGACCATTCCGGACGTTGCGCCTGTCAACTCTTCCAAGCGGGATGTGTCTACCTCCGAACTAATTGCGAAATTTGAACCTATCAGCATTGTAATACGTTGTGTAATAGTTAGTTATACCAAATATAACAATGCGAACATTTCCCGCCAAATTTTCGCCGGTATTTTTGCTTCGTTGCCGATTGCTACGGGCGTAATTCTGCCGGGAAAACGGGCACCGCACACCGCGCTACCGCTGGGCATGCGTGGAGAATACCAGCTCGCTACGCCGCTCACACCGGATGCGGGGACGCTTGGCGCGTGACGGCGCGAGCGAGGGATAAGCGGCGGCAAATTCACGCCGATACTGTGCGAGTTTATGTGCGGGGATGTCCCAACGTGCGGGCATGGCAGTTGTGTTGTTCATGATCGTAAGGGTTTGAGGTTTATAAAAAAGGCGCACCGAAAGCCGGTACGCCGCAATTTTCCACGCCGCGCCGTCGGGAATACTCTTGGCGCACCGTGGATGTGGGGCCGTGTAGATTAGGCCCTCTGTCCTATGGTCTCGACGTGCATGCCGTGCGCGGAACTGGGATAGAGATTCATGGCCAGATTCGCGCTGAACGTGCGTTGAAATCCGTGTTTCTGCGGCTTCTTGTGCGGCCGCTCCTGTTTGGCCTGCTCGAACATTTCTGAGCGGTACGGGCTGACGGTGTTCGGCTCCGGGCGCGTGTCGCGCTTTTTCGGGACGAAGAGTTTGGCCCATGTCTGCTTCCAGTTCTCCCACGTCAGGAGCTTTACCCAGCCGTTGTGGACGTAGAGGACGACCCCGCGCTTCATGGCCTCGCAGACGATGCGGCCCAAAAGGGCTGAGGGCTTGCGGTAGCGCATAACCTCGGTGCGGTCAGAGGCGATGGCGACGAAAAACTGCGTTTCGGAATAGTCGATTTCGGGCACAGTTACCCCGTAGAGTTGGCAATAATTGCCGATGATTTGCTGCGGTTTCATGGTTTTGCGGTGTTTGTCTGTGAATTTCGCGGGGGAAAAGCGGCTTCGCGTCCGGGCATAATGCCCCCGCGATTCCGGCGGGAAAATGCTTTTTGCCCGTGCGGTTTACCTCGTTACGCATAACGGAACGGGGCATGAAAAACAGACCGCACCTTTTTCGGGCGCGGTCTGTTCGCAGTTTGGATATGTCGGGGCGGTTTATGCGGCGGCGGTTGCCGGTGCGCTCTTTCCCGATGCGGTCGGAGCGGTACGGCGTGCGGGCTTCGATGCGATCGCGGCTTCGCTCTTTTCGGCTTCTTTGTCGATGGCTTCGGCCTTCTTGACTATGAGGCTGCGATAGGTGAATTGCGCCATAACAGCCTGCGTGTGCTGGTGGATTGCCGCCTTTCGGTTTTCGGGTTTGCAGACGACGATATTGTGCCCGATTTTGACGTTAAGGCCCGTTTGCCGCAGGGGTATTTCCGATTCGAGTGCGGCCGCGATTTTCCCCTCGCTGTTGGTGCGGTAAATGAACCGTTCGCCCAAAAACTGATTGAACAGTTTGCGCTGGGTAATGTTGGTTTCGGCGAATGTCCGTTGCAGTTCGTTGCAGACGAAAAACTCCGCAAGCAGGAATTTAAGCACGGATTTTACGATGAATTGCGGGTCGGTCTTTTCAATCGGGCAGACCTCGATATACCGAATTGTGGTCGTTACCTCGCCCGTTCTGGCGTTGGTGCTGATGGTCTGTTTTGCCAGTACGACGGTGTTCGGGGTGCAAACGATGTTTTCGATTGCGGTGTTTTTCACGATGTTGATTGCCAATTCTTTCATGGTTGTAAGTTTTTGAAAGTTAAACATTTGTTTTTTGTTATGTTCGCAACAGGGCGTAATTTCCCCGTTGACGCTGTTACACGTTTTTTGCGGTTAGCGGGGAAATCAATCCCCGCAAACCTTATGTGTCAATCATTGCAACGCAGGGACACGGACGGGGTGTTTCAGAAACTACCCTAATGCGAGTATAACCCGCATAACGTTCGGTGTGCGTTCGCGGTGTTACCCGCGACAAAGCAACAAAGTTTCAAAGAGCGTTTTTTTGTTTCGTGTGTTCGGTCGTGTGTAGGCCGATTTTGAAAACAAAGATTAAAGAACGTTTGCAACTGCTTTCGCTTGTTCGTTGCGTTCGGTGATAGCTTAAAACCGATTTTTCGAATTTCCAAACATTTGTGAAAAATTTTTCCTACACGGGGCCTTTTCAAACCTTTTCTCAGTGGAACGCCTACGCGCGCGAGGAAACGCATGTCAAATGATTGATAATCAACGAGAAATAAAAAAGTGAAAAAATTTTTGTTTGGCTTGCTTTTCAAAGGGGACCGATTATTCGCATGAAAAAAGGCCGAAATTTCGACTTAATTGCACCTAACTCGTACTAATTCAATGTTTTACCTAATGTCGGTTAGTTGATTTTAGGGGCTGTTTCCGCTTTTTTGAGCGATGAACAACCGAAAAAGGGATATTTTTTTCACTTTGCAGTAAAGTGAAAAAGTGTAAATCATTGATTTTGTTTGTGTTATGTGAAATAAAAAGATCGGGGTGGGTATCCTCCCTGCTGCGTATTCCATTCGCTTCCCCGGGGTAAATTTTCAAGTCCCACTTTCTAATTATCTCGACCTAATTACAACTAAATATAAAGGATGCTTGTCAGCATTCTTTCTTCCCGCATATTATTTCTCAGATAAAGGGGATAGCGTATTTCATGCGTTTTCTCGCGGTTTGAATACTGATAATGCCGAAATCGAGATACAGGCATTTTTGCAAAACCAGAAAACGGTCTTCAGGCTATCCTTAACGACTATTTCAGATGGATGAAATGCAGTCTGGAAAGGTGAAAATGCTGATAGGTGGCTGAGATAAAATACGACTGTTCCCGGATCGGAGGTTTTTCGTTATTTTTAGTTCATGACGTCCTGTCAGCTTAAATAAAACTCAGAACTTCTGTTAATCTACCGAATAATTACCTTATATTTGCGTCTGTCAGTGCTGTTTAATGTATTGACGGAGCAAAAACGGCATGAGGAAGAGCAAAGAGCATATCAAGCGGTTTTTATCGACGGTACGGCCGTCTACAGAAAAAGATGCGGAGCGTATACGTCAGTTTTTTAGCAATCGTAAAGTCAAGGTAACCCTTACGCCTGATGATTCCGATGACAAACCGCGAAACACGATTACCTTTGAGCAACTCGAAGCGTGGTATACGGCTTCGCGTCCTACTGTCGGTGACGTGATTCGCATTCCGAACGGAGATCTCTGCCTGGTAACTCGTGAGCTGTGGAACTCCGTAGTCGTCGGAGTATCTCTTTCGCCGCGTGGAGAACTGACGCTTGCTGAACGCCATGTTTCGGACGGTCAATGGTCCCTCTCGTCTGAAGAAGACATCTCGGCTTTTCAAAAAGCGCTTTCTTCGCACGATTACGACTGGAACAGCCTCTATTACCGTTTGGAAAAGCGCAATATTCCCACGCAGCCCAAATTCGTCCGTCTAATGATTTTGGGGCGACCGGTAGGTGTTGGAATATTTCGATCGGTACTTCCCGATAATACACTGGCAATGTATTGTGTGATGATGGATGGAGCAAAAATCCGTTATCAGAGGGATCTGAATCTGGGTGATGCGGATGCTTTCAGTTTTGGCGATGCCTACGAAGCGCATCGGGCAGCCGTGCAGGAGGCTTTGGCCGAGGAAGGGCTCATCTGGCATTCCAAATGTTGCCGCATCGAAAAGAACTGCGCCCGAGCCAAGCTGGGTAAATCCTATTATTGGATTAACGGCTATCTGGACATCAAAGTTTCGACGGAAAAAAGCACCTCCAGCGACGATATTCGCTTCAAGCGAGGCAACTATTTCCTCAATCGTACTGTTGCCGAACGGGTGAAAGTCCGCATGATCGATCTCTGCAAAGACGAAATGACGGCCGCGGACAACTGCTGACCGCCACGCTTCGTCTATATCTCGATACTATCTCGTCTGTATCTCGTACAAGCGGTTACTAAACCCTCTTAAACCGTTATTCAATCATAAAAAAACAGATAAAGAAAAGCCGTCAGGCTTTTCTTCGAGCAACAGAGTCTTTTTGATACTTTTTCTTCAAGAAAAAGTATGTCTGTAGTCTGTATAATATATATCCGACTTTCCCTATACCCCAGATACCAATAAAACGGCAACTGAATAAAAACCAGATTTTACTCCCTCCAGCCCTGAAAATAAAATGGGGTTGCATGAATTGCAACCCCTCGTTCGGTTCCGGCCCGCAGCCCGCAGATCCGGCTTACAGCCTCAGTCGGTTAATCTCCTCGTCCGTTAGGTCAAGGAGCCCCTTGCTGAGCTGGAAGATGTGGAAATTGAAAAATTCAATGAGCCTGTCGACATTTCGCGTAGCCGATACGACCTGCACCAAACGTGCGTATGCCTCCTCGCAGAGTTCGTAATGCACGTAGTTGCGGCAGCTGTCGGTGGTCTTGATGACGAGTCCCATCTGGCAGAGTGTACGGGCGCAGCGATCGAAAGTATACTCTCGAAGCCCCATCCTCCGGCGGTATTCGGCGCGTGTAAAGTTCGTCTTCTCGCCGCGCCGGGCCAGATAGGCGATTTCTTTCATGTGCTTGAGGAACCGTTCCTCTTCGGGACTCAACAGGTATGAGAACCCCGGATAGCATTTTTCAAAAGATTCATAGCGTCTGTTCATCCTTCATTTTTTTCTGGTTGGGGTCTTCCGGCATGGCTTCATTGACATAGAAAAACTGCATTTTCCCTGCGATCATCGGCTTGTAGGTGTGATATCCCAGCGAACGGGCATACATCCCGACGTTTACCCTGTTGGCGATCCGGTAGGTGTGTTCTTCCATGTGGCGGGCCATTTCATCAAATGTCATTTTTCGTTTCAGTGCCATACGAATTGAGATTGGTTAGACTTGATTCTATCCAATAAGGATAGAGTCATCTCAACTGGTATGGTTATGATCGGATTCATTCCTATTCGATTCAAGAGCGTGGAGACAGTATTCCACAGCCTCGCGGTTCTCGGGTGCCGACCACGAGGCAATGACCTGCAGGATCGTGCGGGCTTGCAGTTGCGGGTCGGTGCGTCCTCCCGTAAGCAGATGCAGCCGCCCTTGTGTCGGGACCAGCCCGGCGTCGCGGAGCAGACACTGCCCGTCCTTATACATCACGCACCCGTCTTTGGTTGCCAGCAGTTGCACCATTTGCAGTTTTACTGTGCGTTTCTTATCTTCATCCCGCATTACAACGACTCCGGGGCGCATCATATTCCCGTATCCGTGCTGGTAGAGCCGTGCGATGTCGTGGGGCGTTCCCAGACACATCTGTTCGCGGCATAATTCGGAGCGCGTAGCGTCGACCGTTTCTACCTCTTTTCCCGCAACGGAGGCCAGTTCGCGCAGCAGCCGTAAAATTCCTTCAAGAGGGTCCATAATCAACCATTTCGTTTTGTCCACAGTTCGACGATGTACTCCCTGCCATGAGGCGTCCATCCATCGATCTTGTATTTATTCGTATATCGTGTTCGGTGGTTATACCATTCGTAAATGTGTATGTCTCGCAGGTGACGGTACTGAGCTTCTATGACCCACTCGTCGCGCACTCGTCTCTGCACGCCTTCTTCCATGAGAAACAGATTCAGGGAGATGGCACTTATGCCGAGTTCATTGGCAATCATCGTCGTGGAAAACCATTCCCGATCTTCGATAGTTTGTCTGTAATGTTCGTATTTGTAGCGGTTGGAGCTGATAAACTCGTTCTGTGTGCGTATGGTTTGCTGCTGGCTCTCGATCAGAGCCAGCGCATCCTCATAGTTAGCCGGCAATGGTTGCACCTGTTCCACAGTGTATGCTACGGCCTGTTCCGGATCGGATGTCCGCTGCTGCCCATCGAGAGGAATATTTCCGTTTCGGAGCAGGGATGCGAGTTTTTCACTGCACCATGCACCGAAGGGCGGCGAGAGCCATTCTGCGAACTGCATGCAAAGATGAATTTCGAGCCACGTCGCTCCGGAGGGACCGCGCGAAGTGATGATCTGACTTTGCTGGTCGGGCAAGGTTCCGTTTCCCACGAGCGTCTGCCTCAGACGGATTGTTTCGACGAGTTTGAGCCAGACGGCGGGTCGTTTGCCGAAGGGACGCGCCATTTCGGTTGCGTTGACCATATAGCGTTCGTTGTCAAGACGCACCGTAAAGCCATGGTCGGCATATTCGAGTACAAACGTATTCTGCGGAACGGCATCTGCGGCCCGTCCCACTCCAGAACTTTCCAAAGCAGAGATGTTACGAGCCTTTTGGAGCGTTTGTAACAGCTCCAGACTGCGTTCACGCAGCAATTTACTGCCACGGGCCATCCACTGCACAAACCTGACGGATTCATCCAGTGAGGCGTAAAGATTACGGGGATGTTCCGCATCGAGGATCTCCAGCGAGGGACATTTGCGGAGAGCCGTGCCGTCATGCACGAGAAGACTGCGGTTGAGCGCCGTGCACAGGTCGTTCACGCAGACCTTGCCGATATCGCCCTGCGGCGTACGGCTTACACGAATCATGTGTTGCCGGAACGGAATCGAGTCGATATGATTCATAAGATTTCGTCTTTAGGTTTCCTCTTTCGTCGCTGTGCACTCAACCGCCGCCGCGACATCTCCTTGGGGTCGTGATAGCGCCGCACTTCGCCGCACATGCGGTCGTACTCTTCGACGCGGAACGTCCCGAAATCCTCGTGCGGCACGATCTCCACCTTCTTCGGATCGTAATGCCGGAAATAGCAGCCGTAGCAGGAGATGTGGTGTCCCAGACAGCACAGGGAGATCGACTGGGCCGGAATGCCCATCGACTGGGAGGCGATATGCAGGGATTTGTGCATGGTGACCAATACGCCCTGCTTATTGAATACCAAGACGATTTTCGGATACTGAAAAATACTTTTTCCTACCATAATTCATTCAAGAGTTCTTAACGATCCTGTAAGTTACTGCCCGAAGCGGGCCTGATAGAGTAATCGGGTCATTTCGTCACTGAGCGTGACGCCGAGGCTCAAAAGCTCTTCCATGCGTAAAATCATATAGGGGCCGAACCATGGTTCGACATAAGTCATAAACGGAATGACGAGGCACTCTTCAAGATAAACCTCTCCCGAGCCATCCTTCACGGATAGTATCTCCCGCTCGAGACCGTGGGTTTCTATCAAAGGCGTAATCAGACAGTCGAGCCGGGAGAAGAACCCCTCGATACTGAGACTTGCATTGTCTGCACAAAGAAGTGGTTCCGACGCATTGAAATAGTAGAGACCGGTTTTCCGGTCGTGAAAAAATCTGATTCCTTCGACGAGCGGGAACTTACTTTCTGTACAAGGGGTCAGTTCCGCGGTTTGCATGGTTTCTTTTATCATAGTGCTATCATAGATGTCGGTGCAAATATATGTTTTAAGTTTGGAAATAAGATACTTTTTTGCAGATATTTTATTCGCATAATAATCTTTATATGAATACATTACAACAAAACAACATTGCAAAATCGAAGCTTTTGTATGTCAGTATTCACGATTTGTTTTTCGGCTCGTAGAACCTCGGATATTTGAAATTTTACGGTCAGCATTCGAATACCGCTCGTAATCAATTTTGCCCTATTTTTCCTACCCTTTTGCAAAGCGAAAAAAATGCAGGGGGACAATCTGAAGGGAAGCTTCAACCACCAATTATTGGAGTCGATTTTCAGTACGAGCAAGAAAGTCATTCAGGAATACGTGCGTGAAATCGAACGTTCGAACCGTTACAAATCAGTTCGCTCGAACGTCACGGAAGGTGTCGTTCTGGACGACCGCGCACGGTTGATCGATCTCTATGAAGCATGCCTACAACAGGATGCCCACATTCGGGCCGTATTGGAGACGCTCGTGAGCCAGATCCTCGGTGACCGTTACATGCTGGCGCGCCAAAACGAGAAGGGTAAGTACATCAAAGACGTGGCGCAAACCCAGAAGGTACAGGGCACACAGTTCGACAAGATTATCCGCGGTATCGTCGAGGCTAAACTCTACGGCTATACGTTGCTGGAGATTATGCCCGGCACGGACCCCCGCACGGGGCGCCTTCGGGAAGTGAATATCGTCGAGCGGCGCAATGTATTGCCGGACCAATGCCGTGTCGTGAAACGCCAAGGCATGTGGTCGCCCGGTTGGGATCTGACGGACAAAGCCTACCGCCGCAACTACATTCTCGTCAATACGGGCGATTTGGGGCTCTTTTCTGCCACGACACCACTGATTCTGGCCAAGAAGTTCACTGTGGCCAACTATGTGAATTTCAGTTCGACTTATGGTCAGCCGATTATTCACGGCAAGACCGTATCGGAAAGCAACGCCGACCGCAAACGTCTGGCGAACGAGATTGTCAATGCCGCACAGAACAAGGTCATCGTCACGGGGCTTGACGACGAGATCGATATCAAGGCCTTTACGATGTCCAACTCGGAAAAGATCTACACGGGGCTTATCGAGTTCGTGAACAAGGAGGTTTCGAACATGATCCTCGGTTCGGAATCCATGGCCGGGGCCACGCAGTCCTATGTGGGCTCGACCAAAGCGCATCAGGACATCTTCCGCGAGCGCATCGAGGTCTACCGCCGTTTTATCGAGAACGTGATGAACGAGGAGGTGCTGCCCTGTCTGGTAAGCATGGACTATATCGAGCCGGGGCTGGAGTTCAAGTACAGCAACCGCATAGAAATGAACAATGAAGACCGTATCAAACTCTACGGTCTTCTGACGGACAAGTACGAGATCGCTCCGGATGAGGTGGAGAAGGAGTTCGGCATTCATGTAGGCCGCCAGCTCAATGTCCTGCAGCTCACGGAGGGACTCGCGGCGGGAGGCTCCGGCGAGGGGCGCGTGAGCACCAACGACCGC